GTGCCTTGAGGCCAAAAGAAATGGTGTTGAAGTGTTTGTCAAAAACACTGACACCAACGATGCTGTGTTAAACACCTTTGTCTACTTATCTGATAATGCAGAAGGTAAGCCGAGATTGTTTGCTTTACACACCCTTCGCTATGCGGACATGTGGCAAATTTTCTGCCTTGAAAAAAAGGCAACTCAGAGAAATTACTAGCGACTTCCCGTCTGCGTGATGTCGATGTCGAAGCCTGACAGTTCGAAGTCTTTGTAGTCAGTGGCCACTAGCGTCATTTTGTAACTGAGGTATCGACCGGCTGCACGACTGTCGATCTTGTGGTCGGTGGCAATATTGAAGGTCACGGTTGAACCGTATGTTGGGGTGTCGCGTGGGATGTCACTTGCGCCAAACTGAAATGTCAGTGTGGTGTCGCTGTTGTTGCGTGTGTCAGCCTGGGGATAGAGCCTGGTGACTACCGTGTAATTGGTCGCTGCCGACCCTGCCTCATCGAGGTCAATACCGGTACGTTCCAGCAGCGGCGGCTTTGTAGCCTCTGCATCGACTGGAAAGGACATCTTGCCCTCGTCTGCCAGGTCGATGCCGTACAGCTTGTCACTGGTGATACCGTCCGTGGATTGGTCTTCACCTACCATCAATGTGTGGCGGTCAAAGTTGTCTTCCTGGTCGAAGAAACTTGAGCCGACCAGGTTATATGTCAACGAAGTGGCTGTGGCGTAGGTGCTCACGCTGTTTACGTTTGCAGTGGTTCCAAAACTTACGTTTGGCAAGTCGATAAAGGACCACGTCGAGTTCCTCGTGTTGAAGCAAGCAGCACGATTACAGCGGTCGGCATTAGGGTATGCGACATGCTGATCGGCGCTTTGATAGCAGAAGTAAATCTCGTTCAGATTTACGTTGTGTTGCACAAAGCAGACATTTGCCTTGTTGTTATTCAAACCCTGGTAAATGAATTCTTTGACGCGCTCGTCACAGATTGACTGCTTGGTCGTTCCGTCGTGGACGAATATGTCCTGGGGGCCAAAGCAATAGTGCCGACCATCCACCTCGACCACACAGTTCTGGTTAATGAGACCAGCGTCAGTGAACAGTTTTCTGAAACCCATAACGAAGGCGCCGCCTGTAAATTCCATCAGGAAAATACTGTCGCTGGAATAGATGATGAAGTTGCTGCCGAGGACCGCCCCATCGACGATGCCGGTCTTCATCTCGACTAGGTCATTAGTGCCGGCTGACTTGGTAGTGTCAGTCTCGTCCCAGGAATCTGGGATGCTGTTAGCCTGGACAAGGTTCGAGAAGCGCACCCTGTTTGGGAAGTTGGTGCTGCCTTCTGTCGTGTTCAAAGCGACAAGAAAGTCACCGAAGCCGCGTAGCGACGTGGCCCGGTAGTTAGAAGGCCAGTTGGTTAGGTCTTGAAAATTTGTGTCTGCCGGCCCTCTGAACGCTGGCACCCTGTCTGGCCTGTTGATGTAAACGACATCAGCCAGCTGGGTCGACGTGAATGGGCGGGGGTCACTTGAGCCGGATATGGAACCGCTGCGGTTCGACACTGTGCCGGCATTGTATTCGTGGATGGCATAGGCATCCGAAACCATGACCACTGTGTCATAGCCTGTGGCCGGGACGACGCCCACTGCGTGGCGGGGGCTGAACCCTAGACTGTCTTTGACGGTACGGAAGATCGGCGCACGACGCACCTTCCCTTCATCGAACCTGACATTCATTGCAGTCGTGAAGCCGCTGATAGGTACATTGTAAGGGGCGACATCCGTGATAACGCCTACGGAGCCAAGGTCGCGCACAGGTAATATCGCCATGTCCTTGGTCCTTTATGAATTAGTGCCGTCGTAAAACTGAGCCAGGCGGATGGTGCCTGATGTTGGGATGCCAGTGTTGACGGTGAAGTCGATGTCATCATTGCTGGTGGTGCTGCCGCCTATGGTGACCGAACTCGATGCCCACCCTGCGCTGTTCCAAGTACAGGTGATGCGGATGGTGTCGCCAGCGGTCGCAGAGAATGTCCCTGATGCATTTGCGCTGCCGTTAGTCGGCGCAGTCAGGTCTTCTGAGACAATCTGCGTACCGGCGACAAACAATGTGTGATTGCTGGTGCGGGGTGCCTGCTGGCTGTAGTGCGAGAACGAATAGCTATAGGTGCCCGTCTTGTTGACGGTGAACGACACATCTCCTGTGCCTGTCCCGCCATTATCTGCCCAGCGGACATGACGATACAAAACGCCACCCGAGTTAATTACAGGGGCCGTGGTGTAAATGCCGCCCCGCACGTCCGACACCGAACCAGTAAGGCTAGCTGCATCGGCGTCTCTGGAGACGGTGGTCGGCACATTGGCCCCACCTAAATAATATTCGGAAAATGCATGTGGGGTAGACCCACCAAACTCCGAAGCTAAATTGCCAAATGAAATGGCGCCGGATGCCTGGAGTGCCATAATTAAATTCCTGAGAAAGCTGTGATGTCATCTTCGACATCAAAAGCCCCTGCAGATGTCATTCGTATTTTTGTGTCACCTGAATATTTGAAAAGCAGGTTGTTGCTGCCGTCGACTTCGATGGTCCAATTTCCGAACGCAATTGAATTTCCATTAGTGTCCAGCTGTGCCGAAAGTTGCGGTGAACTATCTCCACTGAGGTCGGTGGTAATTCCATTTATCTGCGTCTGAATATTTGAGGTGACGCCGTCCAAATAATTGATTTCTGCAGTGGTCGCTGTGACGCCATCTAAAAGATTTAATTCAGCGGTACTGGAGGTGATTCCATCGAGAACATTTAATTCATCTTCAGTCGCGTTCATCGCGCCATCGATGTTTGGAAAAGTCGATTTAATTGTCGACTTGATGAGACGCATATGGTCATCGGCCTGGGCAAGACCATCGGTTGCCGCAGGGTTTGCGGCATTGAGACTATTTATGAACGTGCCGGTCTCTATCGGTGCCATGGGTTAATCCTCTAAATTCGTAGGTGAGCCTCTGCTCGAAAAGGTCAGAACAACAACAACAACGAACAACCTTTACCGGATTTTTGAAGTCGACCATTGATCGAGGGCAGCCGGGGGCCGATCTGAGCCGGATGGAACCAGCTGCGGCGACCGATGCCAGCTATCGCGTTGAAATCGTTGCGTTCTGATGTGCAGGGATATCACCACCCGACACATCCCTGCCCTCCCCTGCCATTAGACATTTGCTCGAGCAGAAATTTATTGTGACAGGTGATTTTCTTTCGATGTAAAATCGGGACTTCTCGCGGTTCGCCACTAGCCCGCGTTACCAAAAGGCAACCCAACTTGGAGCGATGACCGACAATAAATTATTTGATGCGACAAAAATATCGAACGGCTTAACGCCAGGATATAGACGCCCCTCTGGTCCACCTTGGAAATCAATTGTCATTCTAATATTGCTGATTGTCGGTGGTTATCATTTGTTGAATTGATGACGCCAATTGTTTGGTCGACAACAACATCTTCGACTGCCTAACTTTAGACTCTATATGTTGTAGTTTTTAGGGGTCGTTGGTGGTGGACGATAGTCCTCTTTCGACTTCCTCTTCTATAGGTGGACATAAGTCCGAAAAAGCCGATAATGCACTCAATAAGCACTCAAAATGCACCCAATAAACGCCTGAGAAACGCAACCACAACGCAACCACATTGGTACTTTTTTAATTGCGTTTAAACAACGTACAGTCCATATATTGATTGTTCAGGGAGACACGTCAGTGTTTTTCCAAAGAGGCGGGAGGAAACTCTCGTCTCTTTTTTTTTATAACTTAATTACCTTTTTAACTAACTGTGCTGACTGACACCAATTGTGAATTTGAGTTTTCATAATTGCTCCAAATAAAACTTTATTACTTTCCTCAAAAAAAACCCCCGAGGTTTTCCTCGAGGGTTTTCTCTTAAACACCGCAGCTGCCACCGTGTCCGGTGATGTCGCAAATGTCATGCGTCTCCACTAACTCTTCTCCTTGGCGGTTAGACGCTTCGCTATAAGGCACGGCGGTCAGTGGTTGCCCACCTCGACTGCCATCCGCATAGCATGTAAACCCACGCAGTCGGTGGGCGTACTTGGCCAGCATTTGTGCGAAAGGTTCAACAGTGTCCTCGTTGTTGAGGTCGCTGCCCCACGCCGGCAGATTGATTGTCGACGAGATACTCATGTCGACATAGTCCTGGACATCAGCCTGGAATTTCATCCGGCGTTCTGGGTCGGCTGCCAGGTCCAAGGCTGACTCGATCTTGGTTGGGTCTGCCCCATACCTATCGATCAGT